GTTTCCTGGTCGTGATCGAAGTTTACGACCTTAGCATAATACTGACCTTCGAATAAGAATCGATCGATGTTTACATCACCACCACCCCAGTTCCAGTCGTTGTCAATCATCACACCTTCACTGTTATACAATTCCAGATCAATATCATTGTTGTTAGTCTCAACGCTGATATTCACATTCTGATCACCAATTGTAAAGCGGAATGTATCTTCAGCATCAAGATCCAACACTAAATGGTCTTGTGTGAGATAATCATTCTTGATAACACCAAGAACTTTTGCAGTCTCGAAATCATCACCTGCTTCATCTAGTGCAACACGGGGGTCACTAGCATCAACGGTTGGCTTTTCTTCAACCACTTCTTCAACAGGATCCGTAGGCTCAGATGGTTGTTGGACAACTTCATCTACTTTCACAGGTTGCTCAACAACTTCTACGGGTTCTTCGGGTGGAATTGAAACAGGGTCTTCTACTGGATCTGGTGTTACATCAACAATTGGAGGTGCAGGATCAATAACAGGCTCTGGTGGTGTTTCCCCACCAGCTTCACGGATGGTATTGGCAGAAATATGTAAAGGTGTTGGATTACCCCACGGATTGTTATCAGTTACATCCACAGAAACATCGTGTGACTGACTGTCTCTGAATGTTACATCGAACTCAGAATAAGCAGCATTTGTACCATAGTTGAACTTTACCTGTGATACTGATTCAACATTGGATAGCCCAGCTAACTTGTCCTGAATCTGGTTTGTGGCTTGCAAGAAATTACAACCACTACCAATCTTGATATTCCAATCATGTTGTGTACCATCCACATTAACAGACACTACATCACCATTATAGAATACACCACCAACCTTAATCTGTGTAATCTGACTATCAACACCAAGCGCCTTACCCTCAGTGTTTTCATCAGTTTCTGTATTCGGTGCAACATATAATGGGGACTCAACCATACGAGTACCTGTAATCTGCATCAGATCAACCATACGCTCTTGTGAGAGCTTATGACCAACAATATCCTCTGCCGCCTCTTGTACAACAGCAATCTTACCAGCAATGTTAGGTGCTGAGAAAGAAGTACCATCAACGGTGTGAGTACCACTGACATTATCAACAGCAACATTATCACCGTGTGCAAAGATATCTGTCAGTTTACGATCATGCTGACTCCATTCTGCAATCTTACCATTCTGATCAGTAGCACTAACAGCAATCGTATTGACATCAGCAGAGTAATGAGTAACTCCTTCACCATAATACTTATAGCTATTACCAGCAGCAGTAGTGGTCAAAACACCCTTATCAGCAAGGCGAGCAAACTCATCTTTCAAAAAGGTATCTGAGGTCTCAGTCGCATTACCATAACCGAGACTCATATTCACTGCTGCAATATTATACTCTTCAGCATTGTCAATCGTCCACTGTAAAGCAGCTTCAATATCCTTGCCACCTGCAAACCATGCACCGTCACCAAACACCTTCAGATGAATGATATCAGCACCGACTGCCTCTTTACTGGCAATCTGTGCTACTTGAGAGCCATGGTTATTCTTATAGGCAAGAGCACTCTCATCCTTATCAGCAAAATCATATTCATATACAATTTCACCAGGATACTTATAAGCGCTGCTATGACCAGTGTCAATCACAACAATCGATTGGTTTTCACCAGTATATTGTTTTGTTTGGTTCATCATTTAATCTCCTTATTCATGATATTAGTATCATACGAAAATAGCGGTTGAATGTCAACCGCTAAATTTCTTCTTGTGTTAAAATGTATGACATCTTATTACCAAATTCACCTCGACGTTTTCGATCCTGAATGATATATTCGTTGGCATCAATAAATGAATTTAGAGTTAGGTCTTCGACCAGTTGACCTTCATATTCAATTTTCAAAACCCATACAAGCACATCACTCTCCAAATTGGCGATCACTATAGGACTTGAACCTATAACCTGCTGCTTAGAAGGCAGCTGCTCTATCCAGTTGAGCTAAGTGACCCTATTTCATTTCCTTGAATTTACGAATCATATCAAACATCTTACTAAACATAGCATCCGCTTGTGTTTCGCCAGCAGGAATACATATAGCGTTTATATCATGTGTAGTAACCCGTGCCAAGGCTTTTTCACACATTTCTTCGGATGGATAAGTGATTTGCAGATTAAGTACTGCTGACAGTAGTAGCCACTTCATTCATCATACTCCAATACTCATCATGACTATATTTTGTTATGTGTAAAACTTCACCTGTTTCGTCTGCCCAACTCTGAGCACTTTTGTTTGCTAGATCAGCAGTCCTGAAAGTACCCACAATATTGTCATAGCGATTAATGACAATCCAATAATTCGTGCAATCGGGGCAATGACAAGCAGAGCAAATAACAGGAGGATTATGCCGAAGATCAGTTCTATCATATGGATTATTTACATCCTTTCGAAGAGGATACCCACAATGTGATTCATGTCCACAGTTTTTACAAGTCATCATCTTCTCTATAAAACTTGTTATAAAAATAAATCTCTGCCATATCAGCAGGATATTCTTGAAACTTATTTCGTTCTTCGGTAGAGATGGAATCAAACCAATTCCAAAATTGCTTCTTAAATTTAGGATTATCTAAATCCATCTCTACCTCAAACTGGTGCTGGTTGGGGGACTCGAACTCCCGACCTGATGCTTACAAGGCAACTGCTCTACCAACTGAGCTAAACCAGCAATAACTCTAAGACCCTTTCTGATGAAGGCGATCTTTCTTTTCCTGCGAGTGTCTTAGTTTATCGTCGTTACTCGCCTGACCGTGTTTATACTCACTCGACAATTTGGCTCCTGGTGTTGGAATCGAACCAACCTATCACAGATTAACAGTCTGCTGCCACACCTTGCGGCCCACCAGGAATAAACTCTTAATTATCCATGAAATAGTGCGCACCAACTGCTGCAACAAATGCTATGGACATCAACACACCGAACACATACAACTCAAACATATCAATCACTCCGTTTCATCAACTTATATATCTATTATCTACCAAAACAATTTGAAGGCAACAGTTATTTTTCTAAAATTCTGTATCCGAGACGAATATTTTTGATCCGACCACCAGCTGTATATAGTGTACGATCCTCGTGTAGGTTTGGCTCCCACTTTAGATCCTTGAGTTCGCTATCGTCCTCACCTTCCCATACAGGATATACAACGCTGCCTGGATTCAAGTTCCAGATGTGATCGTTACCACTACGAAGATGGATCTCAAAGATCTTATCATCCTTACTTTCAATGTTTAGATAATCAAAACCACTGATTTCATGCATCCACTGTGGTAGCTCAAACTCTGGCTCTTGGACAACCCAATGATCAAACTGAACTAGATTATCTGTTGTTCTATGATATCCAACCATTTTACTGAATGGCTTCCATACATGATTTTCTCGAACAAAGTCAACACTAAAATGATCCCCTTCAAAATACTCACACCAAAAGTATCCTGGAGGAATATGCATACACTGAAGAATCTGATCATTATGGATCTTTGGATCGAGCCACTTCTTTTCAGCACCAATACCCATCCCATACAAATTGTATGTTGGACGTATGATATAGTTTTTCGCTTCAGTGATTGGTACACCGGTGGGCCCAGCATCATATCCAAAACGCAGAGCTACCTCGAGTTTATTGAAAACCCACCTATAATCAGGATAAGCGTTCCACGCCTGGTAATCTTCTTCAATTAGTGATGCCATCATCTCTAAGTACTATCTGACCCTTTTTTAGTTGTGGCTCTACTGCTTCCCAGCTTTCACCATGTGGACCAAGACAGGCAGCGATATGGTCTTTTTCAGGCATGACAAGAACGATAACCCATGTGCCTGTTTTTTCGTTGTAGTGAAGTTCGACTATGCCTGACATATCAGCCATCATACCCCAACCACGTTTAACCTCACCATATTCTTTTACAGCGATATCTTTGAATTCGCTGTATGGCATACAGGTCATTGGACCCATAGGTGTATCTTTATTATATACGTCTGGTGATTGTGCAGCAGCAATACTAGCTGCTGTTAGGAAACAAAGACTCGTTAGCGTGAATAAGATCGTTCTCATCGTAGTAACCCTTAATAGCGTCGATCAAACCAGCAATGTTATCATCCCTCTTGCCGTAAAAGGTCTGTGGCTCATCCTGATCGACTGCGATGACTACAACAAAACGATCCACAGGTATTCCGGTTAACTCTTCAAACATGATACAATATGCGGTGCATTGGTAGAAGTAACTATCAATCCATTCTCGCTTCTTAGGTTTGCGAGAGGTCTTGAAGTCAACAATTGCCAACTTACCGTTCCACTCTGCAACGAGATCTACACGACCAGCAATACCAAGATGTTTAGAATATAGAGGTAACTCTTGCCCATACACCGTTCCAATAAAACTATCCAACACTGGTTGCATAGTTAGAAACATTTCTTTGTCTGCTGGAGATCGAATATCCAATTGCTTATTATTTATATAGTCCTCACAAAACTTATGAATACGAGTACCTCGAGATGATGCAATACCAGAGATACGATTTGCCTCCTTATCACCAACCTTTGCTCGCCACTCAGCAATACCCTTACGAGAGAGGCGACCAAGAACCGTAGTGATAGAAGGCATGGGTCCGTCAGGAGTTTTATACACTCTCCCAACGGCCGTTGTGACAGCCTCCAGTTCAGAGACTTCTACTGGTTTGTGAATAAACATTATGGTAGGATCTGGAAATCAGAATTAGCAGTATACAAATCGATTTCATTATCTGTAACGATAAGATAATCGTCTTGGCTTCCTTGTGGCATGATTGGGTCAATATCCAACAACATATCTACAAATGAACCACCACCCATGATAACGTCATCTCTTTCATAATATGGTGTGTATCCACGAACATCATGGATGGTCAGTTCAGGCTGTGTTTGCGAGGTATATGTTGGTAACACCTTCGTCAACTCTTCACCCTGTAAACCAGAGAAGTTTACTACAGCCTGAACTGCTTGTGTGTATTCATAACGATCATTACAAACCATATTATACAATTCATTCAAGTCACGTCGCTTCATTTTTTTCTCCTATACGATACCACTTCTGACTTTGGAAATGATATACTCTTTGACCAATTTGCTTCTTACGATATCTTCCTCTTGAAACTCAACAGATGCAAACCCTTTCATTCTACTAAGAATTTGCATGAATGTCAAGACCCCTTTTCGCTCTTCATCACGAACCAAGTCACTTTGTCTGAAGTCACCGCAGAAGATGATACGGCTGTTATCACCAAGACGAGTGATGATAGAATCGAGTTCATGGAAGGTCAGATTCTGACATTCATCAACGATAACTGTTGTGTTACTCATTGTGATACCACGAACGAATGAAGTTGTAACGAAGTCGATCATACCACGACCCTTTAGAACTTCGTAGGCATCACCACGCCCGAATAACTCAGAACAGATATTCGAATATGGTGCTTCGTAAACTTTTGACTTTTCTTTTTGATTACCAGGTAGATATCCCATATCTCTGGTTGGAACTACGGATCGGACGATTGTGACGCTTCTTTGGTCACCATATCCTTCGAGAATGTCTGACAGCGCAAGGTAGAGTGATATGAATGTTTTTCCTGTACCCGCTAAACCGTGTAAGAGAAGATTGTATCCATCATCGAAGTCTAAGAAAACCTTATCTTGGTTCTGTGTCTTCGCCTGGATATTTCGGATCTTCAGTGAACTATTCTTCGCTTGCTGCTGCTCTTTTCGAAGTTGTCTCCTTTGTCGCTTTGTTAATACTTTGTTATTAAACGAAGTAACATTGTCGTTTTGATAGTCGTCGTAACCGAGTTGCAGGGACATTGATTGTTCCTTTTTTTATGAGGGTTAAATTGATATCACCCTTTCGCCGCTCTTGATTTCCTCCATTTTTCGACTGCTTGTCTTGTCTTTACCTCCTTTGTTGACTGTTTGGAACCCATAGAGGCTGCGAGTTCGCTACCAGGATGTGCTTCTGCAGTCTTCTGCATAACCTCACCCCATCCAGCATCATTACGAATTCCGCCTACCCCTGAAACAATATTCAGAGAGCGGAGAACTGGTTGTACTTTTGGATTTTCTTCGAGGTACTTTTCTTTCTCTGAGAATGACATAATGTCATCCCATTCCATGCCTGTTTCAGTGTGATAGAATGTATACTCTGGCATAAGTCCTCCTGTGACCTTATTTATCGTTCTTATACATTAAGAGTGATCGTAAAACCATTGGCCATTCCACAATCCAAGTTATGACTTGCTCAATGATTTCTGTAAATGTTAATTCATCTGCATATTCCGAAGTACCAATATTCATAGCAATCAGTATAAGAAAGCAGTGACCAACGGCGAATATCGAGCCTATAGCTATGTAAAGATATAGACAAGAGAGAAAAAATTCAAACAATTCAACCATTATTCAGTATACTAGATAATTCTTCATAAGACAACCCACCAACATCACGTTCACACATAAACTCCCAGATTGTCACACCACCTTCCATCTGTGGGTAGCAGAAGATAAAATCAATATCCCAGTTCTTATCGATAAACCAGTTAAGGTAGTTCATACGACGTGCCTGATCTTGAAATGAGGCTCGTGTTGTAGGACCATAGTTAGGTGTTCCGTTATACACATTCGATGTACCAATATCTTCTCTAGCAACAATGAAGTCAAATCCAATCATCACCAGTTGCTCTTTACCATGACGGATTGCTTCAATCATAGCATTCATACCAGCATTAGAGCGTGGTGTCCGTGTGCCAACAGGTGCACCATAGAGTTCTACTGGTTCGTATTTTTCTTCTTCGGGGGGTTCAATGAACTGGTCGATTGGAAATTCTTTCTGATTACGAATTTCAGCAATCATCCCGTCATCAATAGACACCAACCAATCAGGATGGAAGTCTCTATATAGAGCATTACACCCGTAAGTCGTACCATGGGGTGCCAGAGTTGTGAGATCAAATTTTGCACGGCTTTCTCCATTGCCAATGATAAAGGCAGTCTTCTTAGTCAGATCGATCATCAATGTAATCCCTGTTTTCAATCAGGTCAGCGTTAAGATTTTCTTTCTTACGCCGACTTTCACGAAGTTTCTTGAACTTCTTTGCTTTACGGTTATCAGACTCTTGATAATCGTAATCATCATCATCCCATTTCGAAGAGGAATTTTTAAAAGTTTTACCCATTTTACCAGCCTGCAGTGTCCTTTGGAAAAGCCTCAAGTACAGTCTTCTTAGTCAAACCTTTGTATGGTGACTTCTTATCTTTCATAGCAATAATAAGTTTAGCATCATCTGGGTCCAGTGATTCAAGAAACTCAATGAATAGTGTTTCTCGCTTGATAGGTTTCATCTGTGGATACTCACCCATCATAAAGATCTTCACCCGGCGAAACTCAGAAAATAATACATGCTGTAAATCTGCTTCTTTCTTCTGTTCTTTATAAGGTGGCGCACCTTCTGGCAAGTCCCAAAGAATACTTTCCTTGAAAATGTATTTCAGCATTGAAAAGACATGTGGTTGCTGTCGTGCTTCTTGCAAAGCAGCAATCTTATCTTTCTTTGCTCGTTTCTTAGCGGCAGCTTGTAGTAACTCCGCAATACCTTGTCTCATTTCAAAACTCCTGGATATCAGACATTAAATTACGTAATTTGTTTTTCACAAAATAGTTTAACAGCAACGAACGGTCCTTACGTTCATAACTATCATACTTATATAGTACTTGATCTCGGATGTCCTGAGGAACACGAGTCAAGTCAATCAACTGAATATTACGGAGATAGTTGCGCTTCACCTCACCATCAAATGGTGTGATGCCACGCTTCATCTCTTCAATCATAGCAGCAACCTTCTTCTTAGTCAACGGCTTCTGTCGCATTCCATTGACGAATACATCATCACGAGACATGATGTTGGGAA